AACAAATATCATTTGATTCAATAGACCAATCCTTGAATAGTATATATGATAGTTCATTAATTTCTACAATAAATAGTTACGACACAATTTTAGAACAAATATCATTTGATTCAATAGACCAATCCTTAAATAGTATATATGATAGTTCATTGATTTCTACAATAAATAGTTACGACACAATTTTAGAACAAATATCATTTAATTCAATAGACCAATCCTTGAATAGTATATATGATAGTTCATTAATTTCTACAATAAATAGTTACGACACAATTTTAGAACAAATATCATTTGATTCAATAGACAAATCCTTGAATAGTATATATGATAGTTCATTAATTTCTACATTGATTGAGTATAAAGATATTTTAGACCTTATTTCATTTGATTCAATAGACCAATCCTTGAATAGTATATATGATAGTTCATTAATTTCTACATTGATTGAGTATAAAGATATTTTAGAACAAATATCATTTGATTCAATAGACAAATCCTTAAATAGTATATATAATAGTTTATTGATTTCTACAATAAATACATACAATAGGATTTTAAATGATCTATCTTTTGTCTCCATAGATCCTTTTTTTAATAACTTATTGGATAATAGTTTAACCAATATAAAAGGTTACCTAGTAGAAACTATAAATACGAGTGTAAATACAATAATTGTTAATTCACAAGAAGCCATTTCACATGTAAATGATGTTATTACTGAAATAAACAATATTGATATTAATAAAGTATTTTAAATGATTATAATCGACAATGCAGTAAAATATATTTCAAATTTAAAAATTATATTATAATATATATTAAACAAAAGATATATATTAGTATAGTATGATATTGAGTCCATTCCAAAAAGAAGCAATCCAAGGTATTGAAGACGGAAAAAATGTTTTAATTACGGCGCATACTGGATCAGGTAAAACATTACCAGCTGAATATGCTATTGACTATTTTACCAAAAAGGGTAAAAAGGTGATTTATACGTCACCTATCAAAGCATTAAGTAATCAAAAATATTCTGATTTTGTAAAAAAATATACAACATTAGAAATTGGTATTTTGACAGGAGACAACAAACATAATCCTGGTGGGGAGTTGTTGATTATGACCACCGAGATTTTATATAACAAATTATTGCGAAAAGATACCATATCTCATTTGGATTTTGAAATGGATTTTGAAAATGACCTAGGTTGTGTCATTTTTGATGAAGTTCATTATATTAATGATGAATCTCGTGGAACCATTTGGGAACAATCTATGATGTTTTTACCGAAACAAGTACAAATGATTATGTTATCGGCTACAATTGGTAACGTAGAATATATTTCCAAATGGTTGACAAACACCAAAGAAAAAGATATAGTGGTTTGTGGTACAAATCAAAGGGTAGTTCCACTAGAATATTATCAATATTTCACGATTCCTGAGAAATCTATTTCACAATTGTCTAAAAAAGAAGATCAACAACTCCTATTAAAACATTATAATCATTTGTCTCCAATGAATGAAACTTCCTTGAAAACAAATAAAAAATGTATGAGTATTGTAAAACATAGTCATATAAATCGTAAATATGTGGTGAATCAGTTGTGTAAAGTATTACGCGAAAAAGAAATGTTTCCAGCCTTGTTCTTTGTATTTTCACGAAAAAAAGTTGAGGAGTTATCCAACGACATTACATTCCCTTTGTTTGAAGATAATGAAAAAGATTACAATATTGCCCCTGTTTGTAAGCAACTTTTAGTGTCTAGAGTACCTAATTGGAAAGAATATATTATTTTACCAGAATATGAACATTATGTCAAACTATTAGAAAAAGGAATTGGTCTTCATCATGCTGGTATGATTCCTATTTTTCGTGAAATGATGGAGATTTTATATGAAAAAAAATATATTAAAGTATTGGTTGCTACAGAAACATTTTCTATTGGTTTGAATATGCCTACTAAAACAGTATGTTTTACAAGTCTACATAAACACGATGGTCAACACTACCGAATGTTATATAACAACGAATTTAAACAAATGTGTGGTCGAGCAGGTCGACGAAATATTGATAAAATTGGATATGTGGTTTTATTGACCAATTTATTTTCATCTATGGAACCATCTGAATATAAAGAATTGATGACTAACAAAGAAACCAATATCAAATCAAAGTTTAAAATAAATTATGGATTGGTTTTACATAGTTCTATGACCAAAGACCAATGCGTTGACTATATAAAAAAAAGTTTGATGTATATGGACATTCAAAGTGAGATTGAACGAAGCAATAAAACGATTCAAGATTTAAAACAATCTTGTGAAGATGAAATGTTAATGATTCGTTGTCAAGAATACGAGGCATTGGTTGTCCATTTTGATTTGGCAAGTCACAAAAAACAAAAAGAATTAAGAAAGAAAATGAAAGAATATGACGATATTATAGAATACAATAATCGACGTAAAGAAAATGAACAAAAAATAAGGAATGAAATAGGATACAAGAACTATGCCGAAACATATATTGATCAAAAGTTAGATACTATATATCGTATTCTAGAAGACAATTTTTTTATGAAAAACCATATACTCACTGAAAAAGGTAAAATGGCGTGTATGGTGAATGAAATTCATTTATTATTGTTTTGCGATTTATATGATAAAACCAATGGTTTCAAACACTATACTTCATGTTCCTTGTTTTCGTTGTTGAGTTGTTTTTATGACTTAAAAGCAGAACAAGTAGATGCGCCAAAAGATTCTAATATAGAATTCATAAAACAACGTATGCATTATTATGAAGAACAAGAAATGGGAATTATGGACCATAGTGAACTACAATATGTCATGTATGATTATATCTATACATGGATGAGTGAATGTAACGATGAAACTAGTTGCTTACAATTTATTCGCAATTTCAAAGGCGAGTTTTTTCTTGGCGATTTTGTTAAATGTTGTTTGAAATTAATTCATATTAGCAATGAAATTACAAGTATTTGCGAATACGTTGAAAATTATGAGTTGTTGGATAAAATCAAACAAGGTAAACAACAAATAATGAAGTTTATTATGAATAACCAATCTCTTTATTTATAAACACAATAAAGGCGTGTGTAAAAGAAGTAATATAATGGACCATACTATTATAAAAGTCCGAATTTATAGGGTCACAACAAAAACATTGAAATACATAACCATAATAAAATAATATTATATCAAATATAAACAAATAATACACAACGTCACGATAAATCCATTCCAAAATGTATTGCTTACATTATAATACAAATAATATATCATAAATAAAAAATTTAGAATAGCTAATTTATCTATCATAAATGCCCTTATGCTACGATTATAATGAAATACTATGGATGTTCAAAGGTGTAAAACAAGTTGAATAATAATCTTTTTTATAGATAGTAAATAGAATAGAATTCAATAAAAATAAATGATATATTAAAAAAACGAATTAATATTATTTATGTAATACTAATTTTAATTTCTTTTTTAGTAAAGCTTCATCTTTAAACATAAAGAGTTTGAAAGAATATTCGCTATATTCTATCAAATCCTCATTACATGACATAGAAGAACAAATATCTAATTCTGGTAAAAATACATTGTAATAATAAGTGTGTTCATTTTTTGATATTTTACCAAACACAGTTCCTTGAAATACTTTGTGTTGTTCCTTTTCAAATATAGAAATTAATTTACATTTGGATTGCAATTTACGAATATGTTTTGTGGCTATATTAATAGAATCCAATTGCGAAATCCAACGATGATAAAATTCTTCTGCTTTGGAAGAAAAACTATATAAACCTTCTTTATCGCAAATCAAATACATATTCAATAAATCTACCAATCGTCGAATAGGTGAACTAGTTTGAGCATAATGGACATTTTCTTGAAACATTTGATAATTGGATGAAGATAGTTGAAATGTTTTAATGCGGTCTACTATACTATGAGGTGAAACATAAGACATTTGTTTGTAAATACCTATTTGGTGTTTTTTTAAAAAAATGGCACATTGTTCATTGTAATCTATCATTAATTTTGAAATCAGGTCATATGAATTGTTTACTTGACAAATATATTTCATACGCTTATAATCTTTGTGTTCGAGTAATTTGTCTTGTTCAAAATAATAATTACGTGAAATTCTAGCATTACAAATAGATAAAGATGAACGTTTAATTTGATGATCAACATATTCTATGTCCATCACGAGACAAACGCGGTTGGTTTTTTCGTTCAAACTACAAACACGCTCGGTCAATACTTTGGGTAACATAGAACGATTTTTATCTGGTAAATAAATGGTTGAAACACGATTGGAAAACGAATCCCATAAATCATAATGGTCTAAAATAATGGGTACATTTGAAATATAAATACTAATGACATTATTATGAATCGAAATAGCATCATCATAATTGATGCTTTTAGACGAATCAATTGTAAAAATATGACCATTGCGAATAGGCAAAGAATCAAATTCATTATGCATTTGTTTCTTCATTTGAGAAATAGTACTTTTTGTAAAAGGTTGTATTGGATGATTTAACGACTTACAATAAAGCATATATTCATATATATTATTGATATCTTCTACATTACCAATCATTTGTGTTAATGTACCATGTGGATGTTCTTTGTCCCAATGTTTGTATTTAAAGGTTACATATAAATATCGTAATGATTTATCAAACGATGGTCGTTTATCATATGTAACTAAAAAAAAAGGTAGTCGCTTGTCATCTGGTCTACATAAATATAATAATTTATTGTTTTTACGTCCATATGTTTTGGTAATATCCAATACACCAGCAATATAGGTTTGATTTCGAATAGGTGAATATTGAATACTACATATATTATTTGTAAGGTAAAATTCATCTAAATGAAATAATTTAGATGAATCAAAAGATAAGTCGACTGGTTCATATGTTTCACAACATCTTACTTTTTCATTTACAAAAAAACGATACATAATATATACTATTTTATATCTTTATATTATAATGGTAGTCCTTTTACAGAACTAATTTTTATTGTTTTATGTTTTGTATTGATATCTGGAAAATATTCCACACATCTACTATCTTGTCAAACAGAAATGTTTTTGAAAGACAATATATATATGTAAAGCATATAATAGGATTTTTATTGATTTTTATTTTTATTATTAAACAAGGTGGTTGGTCGTTTTATAGTGAACTACAAAATCACGAAAAGGTTGATTGGTCGAATGGTAATATATTTAATACATTAATCTATGCGTTTGGGTTATATTTCATCTTTATAATTATATCCAAAATGAAACTAATCCCGAATCTTTTGGTGTTAGGATTATTATTATTATTGATGTATATACTAAATAGTCAACGTGAATTTTTACAAAAGCGTAATGTAATCACCAATAAAGATAATTAATATTATAGAAAATATATTTATAGCATAGCCATTTTTATTGGAATTTTATGTATAGTTGGTGTATATGATTATTATAAATATCAAAAGATACAATATGGTAAAGAGTTTAATATATTATTATTTTGGTTTAGTGTCAAATCGTGTTACTACTTAAAATAAATCAATTTGGGCTGTTATATCGTGTGTATGTGTATTTCCACTAAAATCCAAATATAGATGTATTCGGTCACCAGTATCACAACGAAACGAACTATTATAAAAGGTCGAATCCAACTGAGAATCGGTCAATGTAACTGAAAAAGAAGTATCTACGATCGAACTATTGAAAGGAGTTACTTTAATAGTAAATATTAGTACAAAGCCTATATCATCCGTACTACTTGTAGAACAAGACAAACCTGAAATAAGGGATGGTTGTTGAACACGAAAATATGCAGGTAAGTTATCGTTATTAATTCCGTCATCATCAGGAAAATTACTACTAAATATTTGAGTTCCTGGCCACAAATATCCTATTTTATTGGAGTTCGTGTTCCCTTTTAATCCATAATAAATAATAGTGGGGTAAACATAAGTAGAAAACCCTTTCCCACCAGCAGATTTACTTAACAAGTCGGTACCCGGACCTATTTGAATACCAGAGTTAATCAAATAGGTTGGAACTAATATATTCTCCGGTTTGGTTTGTAAAATATCCGAAGCATTGTATGAAGCATCAATAGGCAAAACTACACCTATAGTAGAATTTCTTAATTCAATAGTACCTATGTTAGAAATATCGTTTGTTTCTACTCCTACATATGAACCAAGTGAGTCATTCGAAGTGGGTTCATAAACATAAATATTAGAGTCCTTTATGGAGACACGATTTGTACCTGATACCAATATCCCTCGTTTCAATCCATTTCCATTTGAATATATATGAATCATAGAATTTTTTACACTAATTCTTGAAAATCCATTTAAATCAGTTATTCCTAAAAATTCAATTCCAAATACATTCGAACTTAAAGTCATTGTTTGATTGTTTACATAAATATATGTTGTTCTTATTTTGGAAGTTTGTGATGACGTTCCATCAAAAACAATTCCTCTTAAAACTACATTATCGCTGTTTCCACTACAATTCAAATGTAAGGTTAATCCTTCTAAAAGACAATATTCACCCATATAAATCATTGTTGTGGATGTATCCACATTTCTTTCTATAATAGTGGTTTGTGAACTCAATCCATGTATAGAAATACCATCTGGTAATTGTATACTATTGGTTAATGTATAGGTACCAGGTAATATATAGATGGTTTGTCCATAAGAAACATTTTGCAGGGCACGTTCAATTGTTTTATATGGTGATCCGCTTACAGAAGCAGTTTCATCGTTTCCATAAATGGCATCGACCATAGCTATATTACCTTGGTATATGGGAGGTCCTTGTATTCCTTGTGGCCCAGGACATCCTTTTAATAAAGTACGTGCCTTTCTAATTTGTATCCAATCCGACATATATAATTACTTATCATAATTACTTATCATAATTAATAATGAGTAATACATATACTATGTTTATAAGTCCATACAACGGATATGCCGATTTCATCATATTTATTGTATTCATTCCATAATAGGGTGTATTTTTATATTTGAACAAATAAAACATTACACTGAACATATACATAATAAGGGTGGTTTCACAAATGAGTTTCCATCCACCTAAACGATCTAAATGAACCAAATCATAACTCCAGACACCTCTTAAATAGTAGTTGATAAGAATACATAAAATAGAGGTTATGATAAAAATAAAACAATTGGTTGTTTCATGAAATTCATATTTATCTATATACATAAACTCACAAAAGACTAAAAATATAATCATGAAATGTGAAAAAAAACTATAAAAAGACAACTGATGAATTTTTAACTTTTGTCTCGGATATAAAAAATAAAAATACAAAACACTTATAGTTAGGGAAAGTGGACCTATCATTTTGAAAAATTTAACCGACTTGTAATTGAACAAAGCCATAGAAAAATAACTAAATAAAAAAAATAGAGTATGGTGTGTGATTTGTGAAAAATACCAACATAACTTATCCATAAAACTATTATCGTGTATAGGTTTTCCTTTATAGATTCCTGGGTTTGGAAAAAAATCTGAGCCATTTTGATTCAAATGAAAGGTACTAACTAAACTAAGAACAATGGTAATAAATAAAAAAATAGTAGTAATTATATAAAACGGAGTCCGTTCGTTCATAGTGAAAGACTATAAATTATATATAGTGTTTTAACTTAAAACATGGTTGATTTAAAATAGTTGAATATTGTATTTTTTCAATATTCGATTCTTCTTTGGCTACAACAAATAACAACCAATAATTGGGTAAAAATAATACATCATCTTTACTTAATACAACTGAAATAAAAGATGAATTACTCTTGATTTGTTTGACTACTTTTTTGTTATGTTCAAAGTTATGGTCTTTATGTTTGAACATTGATTTGTATTTTGGATGAATACAAATAAACCATGGATTTCCTTTGACAACCTTATAAAAATTTCTACATTCTAAATTACGATGTAATTTAATGTATTTTTTGAAATGAATGCTTTTTTGTTTCTGAAAATATTTTACACTAGGTTCAAATACTTCATAGTGGTCTAAAGACCACCTAAAATAAAATGGTATTTTATTCATAACTTCGTGGTGTACAATGTCCTTCGTCACTGGGTCATTCAATCTATATATGGTATTTTGTTTTGTGATTGTAAAATGGATGATAATATGCAAATAAGTAAATACTAACCATACTACCAAACAGAGTTTGATTAACATATACTTTATTCATATAAGTATTTATATCATTTTATAGCGATGTATAAAATAATATATTTATTCATTTACTTTTGAGTTTAATAATTCTGTTAGTCTTGAATTCATGGATTCTACTTTCATATTGGTCTCCATACAAAAGGTTTGCATTTTTACAAAATTGGTTTTCATTTCAGTCATTTCGGACAATAAATTGTTGTATTTTTCTTTGTAAAATAGTACGTCTTCACTTGTGGTATGTTTTTCTTGAAGAGTTTCAACATTTTTTGTCAAAACGGTTAATTGTTTATCATGTGTTTGTAATATTTGTAATGGGTTAATAGATACTTTTGGTGGTTGTGGTATATCTGCCCTTGTAATAGGTACATTTGCAGGTGTATTTACTCCACCTGCACGTCGTCTTCGGGCAGCGGCTAAAGCTGCTGTACCACTCATATACAAGAATAATTTATAATAGAATTAATTTATTTACGCATTTTTAAGGATACCGAGTTGTGTGACTTATAATTTGTAATCTCAAAATCATTTAGACTATAATCTGAAATGTTATCATAACGATTATTAATGGCTACTTTAGCAAATTCATAAGGTTCTTTTTCAACTTGTACTAATAAAGCGTCTAAATGATCATCATATACATGGGCATTTCCAATATGATAAATAAATTCACTTGCTTCTAAATGACAATGGTGTGCGATCAAATGAGTCAATGCACTATAAGATAATATATTGAAAGGAACTCCTAAACCTAAATCACCACTTCGTTGATATAGTGAACAAGAAAGTTTATTTTCTACTACATGAAATTGCATTAAAATGTGACATGGTGGTAATGACATTTGATGTAATTGACAAGGATTCCACGAAGACACCACTAATCTACGTGAATATCTTTTTTCAGGGTCATTCAAACTATCAATAATATATTGTATTTGGTCTATGCCTTGATTTGTATAATCACTTTCACAATCCACATAAGGGGCATTAAAGTGTCTCCATTGATGTCCATAGATGGGTCCTAAATCGTTGGAGGTTTCGGCATGTGGATCCCAAATATGAACGTTTTGTTTGTTTAATATATCATTATTAGTAGAGCCTGACAAAAACCAAAAGAGTTCTTTCAGACAAGTTTTTAGTGCTACTTTTTTAGTAGTTAATATAGGTAAAGTATTATTTTCTAAACTAAAAGACATACAAGCACCATGTTTAGAATAAGTGAATCCATTACGCCCTTCTATTTTATGTCCAGTCAAACATATTTCCTTCACTATGGCTAAATATTGCTTTTCTTGGTGATCATAAGTTTCATTCATTATGGTAGAAAGCATTGTAATTATACTATCTTTATTTTTAATTTCTTTTTATAAAGTAAGATGGAAAGTTGTGAACATGAAGAATTTCTACAAGAAAAAAATATGATAGGTGGAAATAACGAATCATTTTTTAGTTATATGTTTTCGTTGTCTCAAAAAGATAAAATGGAAATTATGAATATCGTCCAATACATAGGATTGGCGTTCGTTCCTATTATTCTTTTAGTCTATTGGATGAAACTTTATTTACCGTCCTTTGACCCTTATAAAGGTAATATAGAAATATTGGTAGAAGTTCTAATACAATTAGTAGTATTAATTGTCTTTTTTTGGTTTATTCATCGTTTTATTATGTTCATACCTACATACAGTAAAGAAAATTATAGTACTATGAATGTATTTCATTTTATAATCCCTTTCTTATTTGTTTTATTTACTCTAGAGACAAATGTCAGCAAAAAAGTGAATTTACTTCTTAAGAGAGTTATGATTTATTTAGGGTTAGAAAAGGAATATATGCAAGATGTGAACACAGAAGAAGAAGAAGAAATATATACACCACCCAGTATACCACTTCCTAATCCCGAACCTGTGAACCAACCTTATCCGCAAAATACCAAGGAAGAAACTACTGGAAAAATGTACAGAAGAAATGAACCTATGATAGACCAAGGACCTATGGCTGCAAATGAAGCACTTGGGTTATCTACGTTTTAACTTAAAATAATGAATAGTTAAATTATATGAATGATGAAATACAACATATGCTCAATGAAATGGATGAAAAAAAATTAACCTATTTAAATTCGTCGATTATAAAAGACGCTAAAAACAATATACTACAAAAAATGGGATTTGAACGAAATGAGTTGAAACATTATCATAAAGTATTGAAAAACTATAGATTCGTTGATGAATTGGACGAATTGTCATTGGGTCACCATATTAGATGGTTTAATTTAACTAAACTAAATAATATGAAATTATATAATGGTGCTATACTTACAAATATAGAATATATAAACAACCAAGTATATTTATTATGTAAAAGTTATAAAAATAAGATATTTACTATAAAAATGGACAAAATTATTTTATTTCAAAAGTTCTACGATCAAGAATTATTGATGATACGAATTTTAGATTATATACAAGACAAATAATTATTTATATCTTTATATAATAATGATTAATGACCGAAATATACCTGACAAACCATTGAAACCTAATTTTGATCTTCGACCACAACCAACAAAATATACTGATTTTCAAGTATTTGAACCAAAAGTATCGTCCAATGTTCCTTTGTTAAAATATCCTAAATCTGGATTCAATCCAGGATATCGCGGACCAACAGAGGAAGGTTTAGAAAAAGTAGATCTAGAAAGTTATTTAAGAAATCAATATATGGCACTCCAACGCAATTCTCAAGCTCAATATGTCCCGAACATAAATAGTGATTTATATAACCATCCTATGAATTATGAAAAGCAATATACATCATTTACTTCATCTCATAGTCGTCTTTGTAAAACATTAGACCCCAATATATTTCATAATTCTACTCGTTATTATTTGAAAAAGGAATAAACTTTTGTATTGTATGTATCATGATTATTTTTCACGAAAACATAAACCTATGAAAAAAAAATACAATTTTATAGAACACCGAGACATTATTCTAGATATAGTTCAAAATATGATGAAAGAAGATGCTGAACATCTATACCCACATTATTCTTTTTATAAAGAAATATTTTCAGAGTTTATAGGTCAACTTGTATCTATAGAAGGTCAACTTCACGAAAAAGAACCAGTAACAATAGATGTATCATATGAGTTTATTCAAGAATACAAAAAGATAATGGTAACTAAAGAAAAAACTATTTTGGACTTATTAAAAAATAAAAATATAATATATGAAAAAAAGGACGTTTAAACTTTTGAAATGTCATCCAAAATATAAGAAATATGATTTATGTTTGAATGAAGATATAGTAATGAATATGAGAGACAATTGGAATAAAAAAAATCCTCATAAATTAATCAAAACCCGAAAAAAAAAAAACATTATAAATACACTTCGTCGTTATTTATCCGTTTGCAGTCATCAAAAATGTTTGGTAGACAATACACTTGATATGAAAATGAATTTATTTGCACCAATTAGTCCTTCATCGTGGAATAGTAATAAATCTGAATGGTTAAGTAGCGTAGATATTGTTAAAGTAATGAAACAATATGAGGAGACCTATCCTCAGTTCATATTTTTAGGTCCAACACCAATTGACTTTGATGAGAAATATGGTTCAAGATGTATATGGCCTGAGATTTGTAATTTAAGTATAAAAGGACAATTGAGACAACAAAAAAAATATATAGGAATAATTTTTAATTTGGATACCCATGATAAAAGTGGTTCTCATTGGGTATGTATGTTTATTAATTTAGAGCATAAATATATATTATATTTAGACTCTAATGGTTTACAAATGCCAAAACAAATTTATAAATTAACCAAACGTATTGTTAATGAATGTCATGAATTAAATATAGATATGAAAGTATATACAAATAAAATGAGGCATCAATATGAAGATGGAGAATGTGGTATGTATTGTTTATATACTATTGTACAGTTATTAGAACAAAAACATAAAGTACAATATTTTTTGACTCATCGAATCAGTGACCATAAAATGAATGCTTATCGAAATATATTTTATAATAAAATGATATAATGGTATAAACTATGACCTATTATAATGGAATATAAGGCACAAGTATGGAATGAATGTTTAAAGCAAAATGTTTTTGATCAATGCAGAGAAGACGAACTTCCCAGAATACAAGAACTTTTTGAAAAAACTATAGAAGAAACTAAAGATATTAATGAGATTATTTCTATTTTACGAGTAAAAATAAAGGAAGTAACTTATAAAGACTTAATACCAAGTGAAAAAAGACCTATTATAGATTTTAGTGATAATGTAGAAGAAGAACCTTTGAAAGACCTAGATAAACTTATTGCTGAAAAACAAAAAGAACGACAAAATGAAGAACCTATGATGACTCCAAAAAAAGAACCCGTTATTTATTCAAATGACGAACCTGTCGTGTCTCATCCTCCAACGAATCAACCCGCACCTGTGACTAATCAACCTGCTCCAATAAATCAACCTATTATGTCTTCTGAATTATTGGAACTTAAACAAATGGTTTATCAACAAAATTTAATATTAGAAAAAATATTGGAATCTCAAATTAAAATATTAAAAAAAAAATAATGTATATTTATAATATGAAAAATAAATTAAAAACATTATTAATTATAGTATTTATATGTTTCTTAGTATTACCCTTTTTTGAATATTTTACAAAAGAAGGGTTTACTGAAAAGTCACCATTTGGTCAATGGGAATTAGTTTTAAGACAAAGTTATAATGACCAATATTCAAAAAGTCCATTTAATGGAAATACTAGTGTAAATATAAATGCCTTATATGATTCGTATGGAAAAATAAACGAACCCAATTATTATAATAGTATTTTGTACTCTAACTATGACTTCAGTTCAAATCGTATTTTGAAGATAAATTATTATGATACTTATGAATCTATTACTCCATTAGGTACGATTACATGGTCTCAAGACAAAGATAATAAATCAACTAATGTGGTTGTCTCCAATTCTTCAGATGCTGGTTTTAGTGGAATAGTTCTTTCTACGGATGGAAATTATATTTTTCAGAGTAAAAATGGGGATGAAAAATATATTCTAGGTGCTTCACAATCTTATTTAGAAAGTAAAACCGATATATCTTATATTCCAGGGTTTACACCTACACCTACACCTACATCTACAGATCCATCTACATCTACAGATCCATCTACATCTACAGATCCATCTACATCTACAGATCCATCTACATCTACAGATCCATCTACATCTACAGATCCATCTACATCTACAGATCCACTTACACCTCATAAAGGGGTTGAAAAAGTAGAATTATTTTTATGGAATCCACGACCCAATAATAAAAATACATTCAATGGTAATTATAAAGATATAGTGATTTCAAAAGTAGATATGAATGATACGAGTCACAAAGGTTTTTGGAACAAAAGAGAAGATATTAGTGGAATGAGTGACGAAAACACAAATCGGTATTCTTATTGTTTTGGTAAATTAAAATGTCATGATAATGACTATACACCTATTGAAAACTCAAATGGTGTCTTTAAACCCTATTGCGATTCTGATTCTAGTTTGAATCCCGTATATTGTGAAGGGTCCGCATTATATAACACCAATAATAAGTCTTTAAATTCTGTATCCATTGGAAAATTATCTTATGATATGATGGGTAAATATGCAAGCAACGAATCAGGCGAAGAGTCAGACGAAGAGTATTTTAATCTTTTTAGAGGACTCACAACTCCTTATAAGAGTAATTATATTGATCCAGAAATAAGCGGAAATGATGTCATCACATATGATGCTAATACTTCATCGTTTGTAAAAACTAATATATGTAATTATTTAGACAATTCAAATTTAATCAATGGAACCAATATTAGTAAAGATTGTGAAGAAACTAGATATAGTGGAATAATTGACGAAGATGTCAATGATGATGGAGACACTAGAGGCAGTGGAATAATTGACGAAGATGTCAATGGTGATGGAGGAAATAAATGTATAGCGAATTATGGAGAAACTATAAATTCAAAATACAAAAATTATGTTTGCAATGAAAACGAGCAATGTGTTGGGTATGAGTGTGGAGTTAAATTTGGTAAATGTAGTCCAGTATTATTATAAATGATTAATATAATGAAAAAAAATATTTTTTTATTATGTATTTTTTTATTAGTATTATTCGTATGGTCTATAAAAGAACAATTTTAATTGTTTCCTTTAGAAAATGAAACTCTGAATAATTCTTCTTTACCAGTAATTTTACCTAAAAATATAGATCGTGTAAAATGTAAAGAATCAGATTCGCATCAGTATTGCTACAATGGAAGGATGAGACAAAAAGATATATTTGGAAATTACATAGAATATTAAAATTATGAATCTTATCCTCAAGGTAATACATATGACCTTGAGGATACAATAGGTATATCGTGTGAATATTTATATAGTGTGAGTGATTTAGATAGAAAGATGTTGTATATTCCTATTACCAATATTTTATTGGTCAACTAAGTTATGGAGATTATAAAATCAACGATTGTTCAGGAATACTTACAAAATGTATGAATTAATTTCCATATGTAATGCCTATGACCAATGACTATACGATACATAAAGACAAAATACCTGAGTATCCTATACCACTTCCATACAAATAACCACCTATATCAAACCATACAATATCGATCTACAATCTAATATATGGATATAATGTAAACACGATTATAGTAAAGTTCCACAATAAAATATGTGTCCATATAATTTACCTTATTGTAAAGATAGTGTATGTAAAGAAAGTAATTTATTTTATAATAGTTTATTCTTATTCATTTTGTATGGTTTACCATTATAAATAATATTTTTATTTATTACATTAAAACTATTCAGTTTTTTATCTTTTTGTATATAAGCTTCATGAGGTTTTTTCTCATTGTACAAAATTGGAATTTTTTTACCGTATACCTCTATATAATAATTCATAAACTCTTTGTTTCGTTTTTTCTTTTGTTGTGGTTCCTTTTTGTAATCCAATTCATAGACTCTATTTCGTTTTTCTTTGTTTGGAAATTTAAAACATTTATTGGGGGATACACAATCAATCGCACTTTCTTTTAAAGTATTCAAAAAGGATTCTGATAACATATGTTTTTCATTCATAATTTTATACAAAAATTCGTCGGTAGATATCATTTTATTATCATCTTTTAACTCGCTTATGTATATATATACTTGGACGTCTTGTTCTTCTTTTGGTAATCGACTATGACTACAAATTCTCCTTGCCCTACCAATAACTTGTTCTATTCGAACATAATGCCAATAAGGTTCGGTAATATGAACCATTCGAGTATTTTGTAAATCAATCCCTTCTGCGCCAGAAGCTGTAATCATCAATAAATTAATTATGTCTCCACGTATATTATCTAACTCATCTAAATTATACAATGTTTTCAATTCATCAATCATATAAGAAGGTAATTTATTAAAATCACTATTGTAAATATTACGAATATATTCTTTAACTTCTTTTTCTTCTGTCCCTGTATATAAAGTAAATACATGTAGTTTATTGTAGGTATAACCTGGAAGTCCATGAAGTTCGATTTTAAACCGATTACCTAACTTTTTTATTTCTAATTGTTTAAAACCTTGATATTTCAACATCAATGACATCATTTCTATACCTTCAATTCGTCGAAAACCACTATAAAGTAGTTGACATTTATTCAAATTATTCAAAATATTTTCCAGTATTTTATGAAATTTTGGACTATATTTTTGTAATCCATCTTCTACCTCGGTTTGTTCAAAAATAGCTACTTTTTTTAGTTCATTATAAAAATAATTTTGACGATTAGTAACAATCTGTGAAATAAACCGTTTTATATTGTTATCGTAAGTGGTATCTTCTACAATAAGGTCTCCGTCTTCTTCGATACCATGTGCATCTTGAATTCGTTCTTCTTTATTGGCATAATCGAAATCTTTTTCAGTTTTTATACTCATAGTAGGGAAAGGTCGTGGTATTTTTTCATCGAATACAAAATTACATGCTGCTCGAGTAAATACTTTATAACTGCCTTCGCTTTTTGAGTCGCCTTTTTTAGTGGACTCTTTTTGTTTGTAAATATCATATTGTTTTTTCTGATGAGAACTCATAGGTATATTTTCTACTACAATATCCAATAATCTAGGCATAAGAGATGTTTTGTCTCCCAAATAAGAAATTAATCCAGCAATACGTGTCTGAAAAAAATCTTTGTTATGGATAAGTTTGATAGATCCTTCTTGTTTTACAAATAAATTATTAAAATCTTTTTCAGTTTCAGGCATTTTTTTATATTTATTTATAGATAGTTCACCCGACACGTTATTTAGTAATGTTTTTATTTTTGTTTCAAATGCTTTATGACTATTAGCCTCTGTGTAAGAAGACGATTTCTCGTATTCAATCTCACCACTTGGTGTAGTTATAAATCCATATGGATTTCTGCTTATATGAATTTCATTTAATTTATAGTCTATTACATTATATTTTTCTATAGGTTCCAATTGTTTTCTTAATTGCTTCTTGTCATATTTTCCATTGAGTTTGAATTCGTATTGAGTAGTATATCCTGATATTAAATTAATCATAACGCCTAATTCGGCAGGAGAATTGATATAAGGCGTACCTGACAACAATATAATTTTACAATTTTGAGCGTCCATTAAATATTCATACATATCTCTAGACACTGATGGTTTATCCACAGATAATTTATTGTATATTTTTCCAATAAAGTTATGAGCTTCATCTATAATAACTACACTATTATGAAATGGATTTTTATTTTGTTTGATGGTTTCCCATTTTTTCTTATTGACTCCATTATAATTGATGAAACGATATTTTACACTTATCAATAAACGAATGAGTTGATTTACTTGTGATTTATCTTCTTGTCTCAAATCATTATAATAATTACCACCTTCATGTATTAACCAAACACATTTATGTTGTTCAATGTATTTAACCAATTCGTCTTTATCTTTGTCTAAATGTAAATAGTCTTTGAACAACTGAATTATGCTATCATAATTTTCGTTCACATCCATTTTAGTCCACCTATTTTTTGTTTTGAAAATTTTGTCTCCACAAAATTGTAACTGGGTACGATAATTCTGCTGTAATGATGCTGGTGTCATAATATATATTTTTTTATCGTGTTTCATACCTTCTAAAATAGAAATAGAACTACACGTTTTACCTGAACCTAAACCGTGATACAATAATAATCCTCTATAAGGGGTATAACTATTTAAATATGTTTGAACTATTTTTTGATGTCTTAACATAACAAATTCAGACGTTGATTTGTCACAACTTCCATTGTCTTGTTCAGTTTCTTTATATAAATCATCTAATAATTCGTGTATTGTATCATAAAAGCCATATTGGTCGTTCAAGTAAAACTTTTTCATATTTATTTGTATGGTGTTTGGAGTATATAACGGAAAATGTTTTAATAATTCATTATCTACGTCCGTAAATGGAACCAAATGTATTTTGGCTTCAGGTTTTGGTTTAGACTTTTCAGGTACCTTCTTTTCTTTGATTTGTTCAGGTTCCAATACGATTTGTTGGTCTATTTTCTCTGGATGTTCAGTATAAAATGAAATTTTTTCATCTAATCGAATATTTAACTGATTATTCAAACGACGAATAAATGTGTTCAAATTAACTATATCTTTTTGTTTATAAAACAAATGAGTTGTAATTTGTTTCAGTGAAGAATCTGATGCTCCTTGGTATTGAATGATTTCATCCATAGTCAAATCTCTATATATTTCTGTGTCTGATAATGGACTTAATACATCAAAATGAGTCCCTACTGTATAACCTGTATTGTATAAAAATATATTATTGGTACATTGGTCTAAACTGACACCCTTATCTATATTAGAGACAACAGTAAACCGAAACTTTGGTAAGGGTTCAAAAACACCAATACATACATCATTTTCTTCACCAAATAAAGCAATGTCAGTGTCTACTAACCATTCATTGTCTTGTTGGATTGTCGTTACTCTTTGTTCATAACGTTTTATTGTTGTTTGATCAGTTAATAATTTTTTTTGTTCGGTGTATATTTGAGACATATGTGTTCTAAACTTTTTTTTAGCGGCTTCATCATAATATAGTTCACCATTATCATTATAAAGGTCTTCAAAGTCATCATAAGTATTCAAAGAACTATGATATTTTAAATTATATATAATAGCATATACTCCACAATTACCATCTCCAACTATTTTGATATGTTTAAAATAATCGTTTAAGTTATCTACATTTATTTTTGGATTTATGTATTTCATATTTAATATATATTACTATTTTTAATTAGTTCATTTACACAATTAATCACGTGTTTTTTTTCCGTATTATAATCTCTAATTTTGGATAAACATTCTTCGTAATTACACCATTTCATATTACCAATTTCACTTTTTTGGTATTTAGCATTATATAATGTATCTTGATAATTCATATATCCAATATAATATTTATGTTTATAGGATTTTAAATTAGAACCAGTAAATACTTCTTCAAAAGGAACTATGTTATGGATAAAAGATATATTGAAAATAGGATATCCGGTTTCTTCACGAAATTCTCTTAAAGCACAATCCATATCCTTTTCTTTGTAGTTTCTACGACCCTTTGGAAATCCCCATTCTGGCAAAGACCAATATGGATTTTCTAACAAATGACGTTTGTGTTTTAATACAAATAACATTTTTTCTTTGTGTTTTATATCGTAAGATTCATTTTTTTTATTCCATAATTTATCCCATAATTCTTCATAAGATAAATTCAATATTTGGGATATTTCATAGTCGGTCATTTCTTGGATTATATTTTTTAAATGAAAATCATTGTATTCGTTGTATTTACCTCTTAAAAAATCCACATATCCTAAGGTATCTTTTCTCTGTATCATCAAATATTCTACTACATCATTATGAAACCGATAACATATGATACCTAAACTTGTAATAGGACGTTTACAATTATAAAATAAATGTCCGTAATTTTCACAATTGTTACATAGGGGTTTACCTATCATAAATCTATTTATATTATATATTTATATGATTCACATAAATATAGATATAGTATTTCAATACATATATTTTATTACTCGTTCCTATGTTCCTAGTATTGCTCATAAGAAGAAAATTAAACAATTGTTTGAATCATTGCCTTTTTTTTTACCCAAAGACCAGTCCTTATTCTTTCAAATAATAAAAGAAAATTCTATTGTAAATTATTATGATACTAATTCACAAATGGTAAACTATGGATATATTATTTATAAATTATATCATATAAAACAACAAATGAGTTATTTAGATGAACAAGATTATGTCAAACATTACGATGATATTTTATTTGTCTCTCAAGAAGAAAAAACTCTAGACATGAAAAAAAAATGGACTATGGTTTTGTTTATAATCATTGTATTAATTTGTATTTACTTTATATATGCAACTTAAATTATGGATAATTATAGTTACTGGACTTTTGATTTATGATACTTATCACGAACATTACTATTTTCATTTATTCAAAACTTACAAAAAATACTATAAAATGTTTGGAATAGCCTTATTTGGTTTAGGATTATATATCATGTCTTCAAATGGAAGACATATGGGTACTGTTTCTGTGTTAAATAACTTTATCAAAGTATTACCTATTGACAAAGAGTCTAAAGAACTTATTACTCCATTCTTACCAAAAAAAACCGCAATAGAAAAAATAGAAACGTCTGGTGCAACCAAATCAAAAAGAAGTGTAAGTGAAACAAAAAAAAAATACGTGGCCTCTATGCAAAACTGGAAATGCGGTGAATGCAAGAAACAATTACCCGCTTGGTTTGAAGTAGACCATACAATAAGACTTGAACATGGTGGAACAAATGAAATAAGTAATTTAGTTGCCTTATGTAGAGATTGTCACGGTAAAAAAACTGCTATGGAAAATATGTTATAATATATATATAATGATAGAGTTGAATCAAAATATAAAGATTATACTTACATCTATATTTGTATTATTGGGTTACGCCTTTTTTATTTTAAATCCTTACCAAATTTTAGATTATATATATTTACCCTTTATCCTATTATTTATTATGACAGCTGTGTTTTTATTTGTCTCTATTGATCATATAATAAATCCAATGGAGTTTTTTTATAAAGTACTACAATATGTATCTATATTTTTAGGTTTTGCTATATTATATTTTATCTTAAAGCATATATTGTTATATACAATAAATATATCGTTTGGGGCAGTATTTTTATTTTATGTTGTTGTTATGGCTATAGTATATAATATATTTTTCGGAAATACGACTATTTATTTTGGTAAGGGTGATGATTTATTTCAAGTCATTAAATATTTCATTTTTTATATACCATGTATTTTGATTTTAATGATCAATTATTTTATAGATGATGCCAAACAAACTAATAAAACCACGTATGTTTTGGGATTCATATTGATACTATTAATTATACTTTTTTTTATAATACCAATGATAAATCAATATTTATATATTCACGATGGGTTATTATTGATACGTAACAAAGAATCTTTGAATAAAAGCATTTTAACTCTTACACTCAAAGAATTAAAAGAAAACATAAATAACGGACCATTGTATAAAGAAGAATTTCGTTCATTAAGTGAAGTCAATCTACCCAAGTGGAATGGGACTTCTTTACCAGAAGAACATAAGAGCGACGAGATTCAGGATTTAATCACTCAATATAAAGATAATCCTGAAAAATTGAAACAATATATCACCCATGAAATCAATAAATCTCTAAAGAATAAGATCTATTATTATTTTAAAAAACATTTTTTCTATAACGAAAAACAAAAACAAATGTTGTCTCAATATACTAACCCAATATTGTATACATATCATTATGGTATTTCTTTTGGACTATACTTAAATTCCAATATATTATTGGACAAACATAGAGACAAAGCGTTAATATTGACCTTAGGGTCAAGACCATCTTTATATTACGATTACAATACTCGTGAATTAGTTATAGAAATAAAGGATAAAGTAAATAATAAAACATTTCAACAAACGCGTATTTATAATACCAGTAAAATATTATTTCAAAGATGGAACCACATTGTTATGAATTATGTCAATGGTCAGTTTGATTTATTTGTAAATAATGAAATTGTTTCTACCCAATCTAATGTGTCTCCGTATATAAATGATACTGATGTTTTACAAATAGGTTCCATTGAAAATACTGACATAGGAGCCATATCTCATTTGCGATATTATGACAAACCATTGTCTTTGTATAAAATAAAAAAAATTTATAATAAAATAAATAATTAATATAATGTTATTGTTTAGTTTTTGGAATATTCTTTCTTCTATATTATTTGTAATCATTGCTTATGTAATATTTACTAACCAAATGAAAAATACAAGTAAAATCATTATGATTATCTTATTATTTGTATTAGGAATATTCATTTTTATGAATATGAATTTATTTCAAGATTATAATGGAATTGTGAAAAATGTCACGGACGCAACTCAAACAATACGTGTACCACGAGACACTATAAATAATAGCAACGGACATTATTCAATTTCTATGTGGATTTATGTAAACGATTGGAATTATAAGTTTGGAAAAAAGAAAACTATTTTAAAACGCGAAAATGCTGAAAAAAAACAAAATCCCCATATATATTTAGACCCTTACAAAAATGATATGATTGTTGATTTTTATATAAATGATAGTTCAGACAACGATGTATCAAATAATTATGAACAAGCAAAATTATGGTGTAGTGAAAATACACAAGATATTTCGGGTGAATTATTAGAATGTAATTTTAATCCTGAAACTGGTGAATATATGGCGTCTACTTCGGGGGTTCGCTGTGTAGATGAAGTGTATGAATGTTTAGATGGAACCTTAGTGGATATCGAAAACAATAGTTGCGATTCAATCAACAACGAACATAGTTCTACTTTGAAAAATATACCTTTGCAAAAATGGTTTAATGTAATTTATGGATTTGGAAACAATCACGTGGATACTTATATGAATGGTAAATTAGTAAAAACTAAAACATTTAATGGAGTTCAATTTATGAGCGAATTTGACCATAATGATATTTTTATTTGTTCTGATGGGGGATATTCTGGGTCTATATCGAAAACATCTTATTATAATTATTTGGTGTCCCCTGACAAGGCCTATAAAATTTACAAAGAAGGATTTAATCCAGTAGTAGTAGGCTCTTTGTTTAGTAAATACAACGCTTCGGTTACATTTTATGAAGATAATAATGAACGAGCAAAATATTATATTGTATGAATATAAATGTCAAATTCAAATAAGAATCAATCTATGAACAACAGTAATAAGGAATCTAACAATTCGAATTCTCAACGACAAGAAAAAGAAGTTCAACCCAAAGAAGTCAAACCAGAAAATGTTTCTGTCGAACATTCATTTTTTCAAGTAAATACCACTATAAGTAAGTTTGTATTTATATTATTGATATTGATCATATTTATAGTATTATTTCATTTAGGATTATATACATTACAATATATATATGGTTCTACTCGTAGTCCATATTTGGTAAATGGAATGATCGAAAGTAACCAAGAGACGATCGTATCAAGTAATCCAAATATAACCAATTCTGTTCCTATTATGCGTTCAGTAAACGAAATGACAGGTATAGAATATACTTGGTCTTTGTGGTTTTATATTGAAGACCCTTTTTTGAGTAGTGGTAATCCATACAAACGTATATTTTCAAAAGGGACGTATAGTTTATACGATTCGTTAGAAAATTATAATGTAACTTTTTTAAATAATTCACCAGGTTTATATTATGACGAAGAAAAAAATCATTTATTGCTTGTCATAAATACGTATTCTGAAAATGAAACTATATACGAGACAATTGAAATAGATGATGTACCTATTGAAAAATGGGTACAAACTATAATTACTTTAAAAGATAAAAAAGTTAATGTATATATAAATGGAATTATGACCAAAGAGCATATTTTATTGAATGTTCCAAAACAAAATTATTATGATACGACCATTGGAGACAAAAAGGGATTTGGTGGATACATTTCTAATTTAAGATATTACGATTATGCCATATCAGAAGAAACGATACAAAATATTATGGCATCTGGACCAAATTTAACTAAGATTACGAATAAAAAGGTATATGATACTCCGCCATGGCTATCTATGAATTGGTACTATAACTAATTATTATAATACATATATATATGTATTATTTCAGTTATGGAGCAAATTTATCAGAAAAAGAATTGGGAAAATATACTCCTTATACATTTATAACTAATGGAATACTAAAAGATTATGTGATGGTGTTTAGAAAAATATTAGACCATCCGAGAACGTCGTGTGTAGCTACGATTGAACCTTGTAAAGGAAAATTTGTTTATGGAAAAATTTATGATATAAAAGATACTACATTATTAGACAAAAAAAAAGGATTTTATGAAACTCCAAAAATATATAACAAACACTTTATCAATATAGGAAAATATAAATGTATGGTATATATATTGAATCCTTCTAAATGCGGTTATCTAAGAAAAGCTAGTAAGACATATAAAAGGATGATTCAAAAAAATAAACCTAGAAAAACTATCAAAGGTGGTTCTTCAATGAATACATTAACAAATGTTTCTAATTTAAATCTTAGTAAATCAATTGCTAATTCTCAGGGGCTACCTATAGAAATTAGTTATTATGATACCGAATTTTTAAGTCAGGATACAGGAGATGTGGAAATTAAGAATGAAATAAATGATGAAATGTATAGTCAAAGTTTGGATATAGATTCACAAATGAATGAATTTGTAGATAACTCTATAAAAGACCCTAGATATAGTTATAATTCATCGTCATTGCATAATATAGTAAGAAATGTAGAGGTTATACAATATAATATTTGCAATATAGAAAAATCTTATGAAGAATTATTACAAGAAAAAATAAAAGAAGCAAAAGC